TGAACTTCCTGAACCTTCTAATGCAGCATCATCAATAGCAATAGCCATTGAAGCAGCTAAATCGTTTCTAACTAGATTTTCAACATCGATTGATGATTGAATCATAAGTTGTCTAGTAATGTCTGTGAACGCACCTAATGATTTAGGAGACATACTTACATTACCAACTGTCAATTCAGATTCACCTGCAGCTCCGCCTTCTGAACTAATGAAAGCAGCAGAAGCAGCAGCAGTTTTTCTAGGAATCTTAACATCGCCTGATAGACCATTTAGCATAGTTGCTAGTGGCATAACAGCAGAGTTATTTCTTAAAACATCAATGAAATCACCTGCTCTGTAATCTTGACCAATAAGGTCGCCATCTGATCCTGCAGATAAATCTCTTTGATTCCAATTTCTTAAAACTTCATCTGGAAGCATAATACCTTGAGCAGTTTGCCCGTATGATCTTTGTGCAGCTTCAGAAGCTTCAAATTCAAATTTAGCAGCTTCTTGAGCGCGTCTATCAGTTGGATTTGCCATCGCATTGATAGCTCTCAATAAGCTAAATCTTTTTGTTTCTTTTTCTGTAAGACCAATATCTTTTGGAGTTTCTAAAGGCGTATCATTAGAAATGTTGTCTAATAAAATACCTCTAAATTCTTCAACAGATTTGCCTTCAGAAATAGCTTGATGTGCTAGGTCTCTTTTGTTGTGCTTTACAGCTAAATCAAGAATCTCTTTTGAGTTTCTTGCAAATTCTTTTTTAGCAGCTTCAGCACTTTCTGATCTAACTTCATCAAGATTAATTTCTTGTTTTTCGTTTGACATAATTGTTACCTTTGCTTTTTCAGCAATTTGTTTTGAACGTCCAACTCCAACAAGCCTACTTTGATCTGCAGGAACACTTACGCTTGATACTTCAAGAGGTGTCCAACTAGCTCTATAGTAATCCTCGTCTTTATCTTTCATTCTTGTTAATTTATCAACTCGATAGCCTACGCTTATATTCATGCGTATACCATCAAGCACATCTCTAAAAACTTCTTCAGCTAAAGCAGACCGACCAAATCTTACTACTGCTATTGTCCTGTTAGCAGTCTGATCAAGTTTAAATTCTTCAATAACACCAATTTGTTTTGTCATATCGTGATCTAACAAAAGTGGCGCTCTTCCTGATTCCATAAACTCCATGTTTATATCTTCAGGTGAGTGTCCTAGAACTTCCATTCCAAAACTTCTCTCTACAGGCTCTTCACTAGAAACGCCTACTCGAACCAATCTTTTTTCCTCGTCAATATGATGAGCTTTAGTAAGATCAACAGTTCTGTAATTAACTTTTAAATTAACTACTTTTCTATCTTTTTCTTCTTCATCTTCATCATGGTAAGGTCTTGATTCTTCAGTCATTTCCATTTCTTCGCCTTCTTCTTCATCCTCGTGATGCTTTGCAAACTCGACAACAACTTTATCATCGGTTTCGCTTACATTGAGGATATGCCTATCCTGTTTATCTTCCATAGATTTCTCCTCTTTGCTTGATAAAGGATGTGATT